TTCAACGATAAATCGAGCAGAAGTATGCTCAAGTACCTTTGTGTGAATCTGACCATCTGGGTAATCCTTCCAAAACTTAACTAGGCGTTCCTCAACTGTCTCGTAATCATCTAAATTAAACATATAGCTCGTTCTCCTGAACTCTCAATTGTCCTGAAATAGCAAAGTAGGCGCTTCCGTCGATGTAATTATCGACCTTTGATGTCTCCATACTTCTTGCGACTTTGACCAACGCCAAACACATCGCCACTTGGTAATCCGTAACCGGCATTTCGAGGTATGCAGACCAAAGTGATGCAGTTCTGGACATATTGTCTGTCGGGTGACCGTAGTCCATTCCACGATCCTCGATTGTTGCTCTTGCTTCGTTGAGGAAATCACCGGCATTCATCGCTTCGCCTGAAATGACTCGATGCGACCTTCAACCTTGCCGTCTGATACTCCAAGGTAATAACCAGCCATGAATGGAATTGTTACAGCTAGAAATGCAATTAGATAAATGCTCATGCTGCAATCTCCTTTTTAACTAGTTGGATAAGTTCAGCGCGAGTGTTGTAACCCTGCTCAACGCAGATTGCGATTTCTTTAACCATCTGTGCAACTAAATCTTGTGATAGTCCAAGGTTAGCTGCGTGGCGTGAAACTACACGCTCTAGGAGTTGATCTAGCTTGTTCATTTTGAGCCCTTTCGTATTGGGTATTTCCCTTTACGAGTAGAACTTTACATCAACCTAAAGCGGCAGCCGCCTTTTTTAGATAACGAAATGATAACGATTTGAGACGGGTCCTCGTCCTCTAGGTAGGGGATAGCAATGCTAGCGGGCGCGTCCATAGACTTTGCCCTGCACGATGAAAGTACCGTTCTTTTCAATATGGATAATGTCCACCTGTACGTTAGAACCTTTGACGTACATGATGGCAAAGGCTTGCTGCCAATTAGCCGTTCCCTTGGTGTATGAGGCTTGTCTGAAGTCCATAAGGTTACCTACCTCAACTCCATGTAAAACACGCCCTAAACGCCCGCCAGAGGCTTCTGTGAAGGCGCTACGCCCTGCCCTGTGAGTATGTCCTGAGATGACGTTCTTGCCATGCCTACGGGCTGCCTCAAGGGCTGAGAGCCCACCCTGCTGCTTGATAGGGGTATGGTCTCCATGGACTGCTATCCAATTAGGAGCGATGTTCATTGGGTTCTTATGGAAGGTTATGCCTAGCTCATCGAACTTCATGAACTTTTCAAAGCGCAGCTCAGGAAGGCTCAGGAATGAGGGTATCTTTTTCATGATGATGTTATAAAGCCGGTCTGTGTGATTAGATCGTATGCAGTCTGTGACCCCAAGCTCCCAGAGAAGGTCAACGCATCGGTCTCGGTCATCGCCAAGGCTCTGCTCATAGGCTTGAGGTGTTCCCTCTGACCACTTGCTTATAGTCTGAAAGTCAATCTCATCACCGATGGTAACTGTTTGGTCTGGCTTAAACTTCTGTAAGAATCTTGCAATGTTCTGAGTTAGATGCACATCCTCGAAGGGAACTTGCAGGTCGCTCAGGATTACGATTCGCTTCATTAGTCCTCGTCGTCATCCTCGTAGGGGATATTATCGATTCGATTAGGTAAATTAGGGATAATCCAATCAGGGAAGGAATCACGATCTGCAAGCAGCCAGAAGGCATGAGTCTCTGTAAACCCTGCTTTGCGTAGAGACTTGTAATACTCATTCATCGCTATGCAGTAAGCATCAAGCGCGTTGTAAGTATCAAGGTCTATAACTGGTCGCTTCCTTGCCATGTCTTTATTATCGATCTAGGAGTATGTTATAAATCTCATCGACACGCGAATTTAGTCTCTTAATTTCAGAGAGTAAATGCGTGATGACATAGCCAGCCAAGCCGCCAAGGATTGTGATGCTTGCGATGTAAAGGGTAAAGAAGTCCTGTTGTGTCATTTCTTAGGGCTCGCATATCCAAATACCCCAGCTACGATTGCGCCGAGAATAGAGCGATAGTCCAAAGCGAAGTTTGAGGTTGTACCCCATACTGCTAGGAACGCTCCAAGTGAGACTACTGCTGGGTGCTTCATGTTCATAGTGAACCGCCTATCATCGGGATATTAAAGAACGAATCATCTGAATCGCCTTGCTTAGTGAAAGAGATATGGCAATGATGGTCATGCGGATTGATTCCGCGATACTTGCGCCAGCGCCACCCCATGCGAGGGGAAGCAATCTTTCCTGCGAATATGATGTAAGCAATGCGCTTGTCAGACTTTGCTGCGTGTCGAATCTGATCTGCAAGGTCAGGCATGAGGTCAGGCTTTTTCTTTCCAGATAAATCCCTGTCAATATCAATGGCTCTGACGATACCTTCTGCATCAGGATTGTGGTCAGAAGCACGCGCTGAATGACGGGTATCGCCAATCCACCCATCTGAGGTTCTATCTCGCTCTGGGTAAGTATCATCTATTTGCAGCCTTAACTGTTGTCCGGCTTTGCATAACTTAGGACTCATGCCAGCAATAGCTTCGCTTCGTCTGCTGTGATCCCTAGGCGCTCCAGTAGGGCAGCCTTAGCTGCTGCATCGTTTTCAGCTTTAAGTTCAAGTGCTTGGCGTTCCTGCTCTGCAATGAGAGCGGCTGTTTCTAACTCTGCAACTTCGGCATCTGTGAGTTCAATGATTGACTCCACGCCTGTCTCGCAGTTGATTTCGATTCTTGTTGGATTAGGCATTTTTATTTACTCCATATAGATAGGCGGTTGAGTATTGTGCAATATTGCCAACTCCAGAAGTGATAGTTAGCGAAGTAATCGCAGCTGAGTTAGACCAAACCCCAGCGTGAAAAATAGCTTGAGCTGTTGTGCCGTTATTTTCTCCAACTGCATCAACGCTAAAAGATTTATATATAGAGCCGGCGTAGTTGGGAATATACATTTGATAGCTAGCAAAAGTTGAAGCCGTGGAATCACTTGGGTTAATGCTTAAAGACTCGTAGCCTGTTGGGCTAGTTGAAAATGCGCTCGAACCATTACCGTAAAGAATTCTTCTGGTATAGCCTGATGAACTGCCATTAAATAAAATGCTGCCGTAATTGTTTGTCGATGTAGAGCGTATGCTTAAAATTAAAACTAGGTCGGTAAAGGTGGCTGGAATTGATGAAAATGAGAGACTTGCAACGCTCGCGCTAGGCGCTCCGGTACTTGCGATAAGTTCGAATGTATTTGCCATGTTATGCCGCCGTAATTCCGTATAGCGTGAAGGTTGAACCGGCCGTAAAATTATTTCCAGAAGCAATTAAATTAATTTGAGTAATTGCAGAAGTTGAACGGTATAAAGCCACTTGGCCTAACACTCCGGGATAAGTTGCCGATGGGACATTCCAGCGCCAAATCGCAGTTTTATTTGTGGTTGTATTTGCATAATTCATTACGCTTCCAACTAAAACTCCCGGCACTGTTGCGTTAGAAGATGCCGTAGCGGTGGTAATTAAAACGCGGCCTTGATTTGATTCCTTATAAGTAGTTACTGTTGAACCAGTACCGCTTAAAGATGTAGCAGAATATAAAGTAGAGCTATCATTATTAAATCTTAAAATGATGTTTGCAGTATCGGCATCTGTTGTCATTGAAGCCGTAAAAGCCAAATCTGTATAAGTTTGAGGAATACTACTTATAGTTAAAGATGTTGTAGTGCTGGTAAGTGTCACAGTTGCTATTGGCGTGTAGGTTGAACCGGCTGGCATCTGATTTACCCCTTAATCCCATATAATGCAAATGAACTGTATTGCTCAAAATTGCCTGTATTTACTGTGAAGCGAATTGATGAAATAGCATCTGTGGAATTCATCCAAAGAATTGATGTAAATGAAGCGTGACCTGTTCCATTGTTATCAATACCGTGTAACATTCTTACTGTTTTATTTTTATTTGATGCCGTATAATCCAAAACATCCATAATTATGGCGTTAAAGTTAGTACCAAATATATTGTTTATGTAAGAGTTAGAATCCGCAGATGATGAAACTGTTGAACCATTCGCATACATTTCGTGCAATTTATAATTAGTTGTTCCGCTATCACCATTAAAACGAATTGGAGAATAAAGGTTTGTGCTACCTTTAATAAATCCCCTTAGTTGAAGGTGCTTAAAGGTGCTTGGAATAGAAGTGAAGTCAATTTGACTAGACCCACCTGAACCTACAGTTACAGTCGCAATAGACTCATAACTGCTAGTGACTGGCGGTACTCCAGTACCGTAAAGCCCTGCTGTAATTGCTCCAATCACTAGCCAATCGCTCCTGTGATAATCCAAGTATCTGTTGCAACCTTGATACAGACTGCTGTCTTATATTGTCCAAGGGTTGGAGAAGCTGCAACTGCACCGGCTGAAAGGACTGTTGTTGTGCCTGATGTGACTGCCGAGATTGTGCAGAGTCCAGCGCCCTTGTTGAGGACTGTGATGGCTGTGCCTACTGGGAAGGCTACTGAGGCATTGGTAGGGATTTTGAAAGCAATGGCTGTCGCCTTATTCATGATCTCAAGGGTTTGATACTGGTCAGCAAGTACGGCTGTGTAATCAGTTGTGTTATCTGCGCCAACGGTGAAGGTGGTTAGACCGTTAAACATAGATGCAGTAAGGATATCTCCTGTTGCCGCTGGAAAGCCTGTTGCCATTATTTATCTCCTAGTAAGTCATTGCACTCACGCCAATTATACCGCGTTCTGTGCTTCCTATGATGAATCCATCGACGATGGGCTCAAGTGTTGTAACTGTTACGCTCATGCTGTTAGGGCTGATATTCCATGACAAGCCCTGCACCTGCAGAGTCTTGACGATGGTCGAGCCGTCAGGCTGGATATTGCTAATTTTTAGATTGTCAAAGTAATCCAAGCCAATCATTGTGTCAGTTGGTACTGCTGGGTCTAGTAAATCAACAAGCATCTGGTCAATGCGGATAGTTGTCTCAGCTCTAGTTGCTACATAGGTTGCAGCGATATTGAGGGCATTGGCATCTGTATCAATAACCAAGTCCTGTGCACTGTACTGGTGAGGGAAGTATTTAGCGATAGAGGCTGCGTTCTTGTAGAACTGGGCTGTGCCGCCGTAGCGGGTCATTTGTGCCTGATTAATGATGAGCTTGTCATCGAAGGCAAATACGAGGTTACGGTAAGGAATACCGCCGGTTTGATTGAACTCAATAGGAGTGCCAGCGATAGAGGAAGCAACCTCATTACGAGATTTGAATACGGCTGTCCCTGAGCCATTGATAAAGAAAGCGCCCTGCTCTGAGAACTCTGCGTTCTTGATGGCGTTAAGGCTTGTGCGAAGGGTTGCTGGGTCTGCAATGCATTGAGACTGACCGGTAGCGATTGTGCGCATATTGGAAGGGAAGTCCACCTGATCTAGAATCTTGCCAATGCGTGTGCCGGTACTCTGCCCTGCCCCTGAGTCTGCAACGGTTGTAACCTGCGCTAGGTTAAAGAGACGGAAGGCATCTGCTACATAGATATCGACATAGCCCATTTGTTCTGCTTGGTCATAGGTATAGCGATACTCAGTTGTATAGCCTGAGAATAAGAACTCCTGCGTTGTTGCTGTCGTGGCTGCAATACGAACCTTGCGCAAAGGCACTAGATACCCGTAATAAGGGCTAGAAGTGTTCTGAGGGTTGAAGTATGAGTCTGGGTCTGTAATGCGTACAACGGCTGTGCCAGCAACGTAGGTATCGCTTTGAATATCTCTGCCTCGGTTGATGGTGATATTGCGAACGTTGGGAGTGAGATCAACAATGGGAACGGGAACGCTAGATGAGCCAAGTGTGCCAATACCTAGAACTCCGTACTTAGCATCGCCAATAGTAAACGGATAGCCGAAAGTCGCTCCTGAGCTAAAATCAAAGGATACGGATATCTCGGCAGGTAATGTCATCGACCAGCGAAGCTTCCATAAGTTCTGTTAATGGCTGAAGGGATACCTGACATCGAAGTATCTTGCAAAGCTGATGCGACGGTCTTGCCATCAATCTGAACAACGATTGGTTGAGCCTGTCCGAATGGTGTACCAATGTAACCTGAGCCATTGCCACCGGCTTGCCCGAATGGAGTGCCAAGTTGTCTGATGGCTGCTGCCTCTTGTGATGATCCTGCCTGACCAAATGGCGTGCCTACGCTTGAAGGAGTGATGTTGGTAGGTATAACGGCGGCTGGTACTGGATTACCTGCAAGGATAGCGTTTACCTTTTTCATCAAGCCATTGAGATATTCATCCCACGCTTCAAACGGATTCTTAGCTGCTGGAAGGTTAGCAAAACTTCTCGCTAGTGACTCAGTTAATCCTGCTGCCTTAGCAACCTCGTAGGCTAGTTTCTGAGCCTCTGAGACGTTGCCAGTAAGCAAGGCTAATTGCAGTTCTACGCGCTTGCGATCCTCGTCAGACAATCTACCTTTGAGGGCAGCAATAAGTTGAACCTGCTCTAGGTCAAAAAGAGAACCAGCCTTCTTAAGCGCCAGTTGCTTTTTCTGCTCTGCCGTTAAAGCCTTTTGGCTTGCAATCTGCTTCTTTTGTATTGCAATCAGTTCTTTTACTCTCTTGGCTTCAGCTGCCTTAGCTGCTGCGGTTGCTCGGTAATTGTCAATGGTTGAACCACCTTGACCTGTACCTTCGCCTGAATTTCTTTGACCAAGGGCTGCGAGTTGTCCAATGAGACTAAACTTAAAGTTGGCAGATAGAATCTTGCCTAGCAGGCCGCCTGTGCCAATCTGGTCAATCTTTTGAAAGTAGGAAGCCAAGACTCCTAAGCCGCGTGCTGCGTCTGCTGTGTAGTTAGCAAATGAGTCCATGGCGTTAGCCAAGTCTTGAACGTCATTATCTTTACCGCTTGCTAGAACTAAAGCATCGACTAAGCCCTTGCCGATTGTTTCCTTGGCATTGTTTGAGGCAATAGTTAAACGATCTATTTGACCAGCGTAAGAGTTAGCAGCATCTTTAGCCTGACCAGCAAAGAGGTAGGTGAGTCGTCTTTGAATCTTTTCAAATGATGAGTTTGTAAGTTCTGCTTTACTTAGACCTACGCCAAGGCGACCGAGCGCCTGTGTCTGACCTAGATAAGCCTTTTGCAATGACTGTGAGACCTGAGTAACGCTCTTGCCTGTGCCGGCTGAAATATCGAGGGCAAGGTTGAGAAGCTCCTGCGCCTTGGTAACTGAAAAGGTTGAGCGAAGCAAGCGATCTAAAGCAGGGCGCAGTTCATCATCTAGAACGCCAGTCTGTTGCTCTAGGTTTGAGATGTAATTGTTTACCGCAAGACCTTGGTTGCCAAACTCAAGTCCTAGGTTCTTAACTGTGCGAGATAAAGAAAGTGCGGCTTTCTCATCCTCAGCAAATGCCTTAACTGAAGCCTTGCCGTAAGCGTAAATCTTTGAAGCAGCAAAGACTGAGGCAATCTGCTTGCCTAGTTTACCAACGGCTTTGTCAAGGCTTGTAGTGGCTTTGTCAGCCTCTTTGAAGGCTTTCTTGCCGCGGAACTCCGCAGCTAAATCAATTCTTAAATCTGCCATTAGACCTTATCCTTCATAGAATCAAACTTCTCTTTAGCCTTAAAGATTGCCTTTA